GAGTCAAGCGAACCCTGACACGCCGTATGCAAAAACACTTGCAACGTGCGATGACTGAGACAAAAAATTGGAGCCTGTGCTTGTCATTGCGCAAGCATGGTCCTGAAGCATTTGTATTTGGCCCGTTGTCAACTGTTCGCGGCAAGGCTCAAGCGCATCAACGCGAGCTAGAATTGATCCGTGAATATGATCCGCAGTTGAACACATTCAAATAGATCGGGAAAACAAAATGTTGCGTAAGATTACTATTTGTGTTATAATACTATTATTAATAATAGCTTTTCTGTGGGCGCAATCACCCGCTGAAGGGTTTGTAGAGAATGAACAACAAACTGAGGTATAAAAATGTTATTGAGTACAGTTAATATTGCGTTCGACCACAAGATCACCGGTGGCAGTGATTATCAATGGTCTTGCTACGGTGCCGATAGTAGGCATATGGATTACGAGTCCGAGTTTGCCGATTCAACTGTAGTGTTTGATGGTAAAACCCAAGAAATTTATGAAGCGGTTGTCTATCCTAAATCCGAAGATATGCCCGCGCCATATCGGTGGATAAATCCTGAGTACCTAGCTGCGTATAAGCGTGAGTGTCATAAGAAACAAGTTGATCCATACAAGGCGTGGGATGATGTTACATGGTTTGATTTGGAGTTGGAATCAGATTGGCTAGAAAAAGCCCAGGCTATTTTTAATAACTTGCCGTTTGATAGGCGTATTCAAGTTCCGCTTGATTTGGAAGATGATTTGGTACTACAGTTGGCACTAGAGGCACACAAGCGAGATGTTACGCTAAACAAAATGGTAGAAATTATTCTAAAAAATATTATAGATCAGAAAGAGGGTGAGTGATGAGTAAGAAGTCAGAATGGGTTTTGGTAGAAGCAGTGTCAATGTTTCGTATGCGGTACATGGTTGAGGTGCCAATTGGTAAGGCAGAATGGGCCCTTGACACTGTTACTATGAACGAAGCTGGTGAATTTTCACAAGAACACATGGGTGAGACCATTGTTAGCCATCGTGTTGTTGATAAAAAACAAGCACTGGCGCTATGTGATAATGATAATAAGTATGCATCAACATGGAGCAAGGAAGCTAAGATTAAGACTTTCTTCACCACAGCCGATCCAGCTGAACTAGCAGAAGAATAGTATGGAAAATCTTGTTAAATTCAGTGATGAGGATTGGGAGAAGTTCTCAGTATGGCTTAATGGGATGCTGTCTATCTCTGAGGTAACTGTAACTTTCACTAAGAAAGATGCGACTACGCGGGTAATGCGGTGTACCCTGCAGCCCAATTTGATTCCAAAACTACCAGTAACGGAAGATAAGCCTATCCGCAAAAAGTCAGAAACTAGCATAGCAGTGTATGATTTAGAAGCGGCGGCGTGGCGTAGTTTTATTACACGATCAGTAACTGCAATTTCAATCACTATTTGACAATAAATACAGGTTGTGCTATACTGTATTAAGTTGTTAATCAATTTGGGATTTAATATGAGTAAGCAAGTGTTGTCGTTCAAAGTTCCCCAGATTAAGTCTCGGGTACATTATATTTTGTTTGCTGAGGATTCTCCCTTCAAACCTAAATCAGTAAAGCGTAAAGATTCCTACCAACGTAGGCCCAAGCACAAAAACGCATCTGAAAATACTGGTTGACAGTAAATCAGTTTGGGTATATAATAGAGTCTTAATCAGTTAACTAAAGGAATTTTTATGACTGACATTTCTGAAATCAACCGTGCTATTCTTTCTGGTAACTTTACTAATGACCAACTGATTAGCATCGGTGATGCCATCAAGTTTGCTCGTGGTCAAATCGCACAGAAAAACAAGTACACCCTGACAGTGGGCACTAAGGTTCAATTCACTAGCACCCGCACCGGACAAACGGTAATGGGTAATGTTGAAAAGGTAAATCGTAAGTTCATCATTGTCAGATCAGGGATGACTAATTGGCGTGTCCCTGCCTCAATGTTGCAAGCATCTTAACAATGGCGTTCCATCTTGAAGGGCCTTGGCTTAACACTACGGGCAAGAAAAAAGGTAAGGTAAAATTCGCCAGTGCGGAAGCCAAGCGCCAGCATATTGCATTAGAAGAGGAATGGCAGAAAAAGAATGTTGAATGGTCCAAACTCAGCAAGCCGGTAAAGCAGGTTAAAGCTAAACCAGCAGTAGTTACTGCTAGCAATACCACCACCCCGCATAAAAGTCTTAATTTATGGGTTACTGGACCTGTTAGCAGCAAGCCCCCTCAGTATTACACAGGGACAAAAATGAGAGGAATTTCGACACTTCACAAGTCTAATGCAGTTCCGGTCTTTTCCGATGAGGAAATTATTGACATAGCTACTATGCGACGAGGTTGACAATACCATTATTCACCCTTAAGGCATAAGTATAAGTATGATAGCAAAAGAAATTATAAACGAATCTGGACTTAGCAGAGTCTATCGATCTACCCAAAAGCACGATTACGGCACCATCACCGCGTTCCGTTATGCGCCAGAGTGCGGCACTGGTGAACCCTACACATATCAGCAAAATCAACAGCGAAACAAAAGCCTCTTAGCTAAACTAAGGTCTGCTGGATATGGTGTCACCGCTATCAAGGGCAGTTATATCGAAAACTACGGTTCACAAGATGCCCGCGAGGTTGGAGAGAACAGTTTCCTAGTGATAGACCTACAGGATAAGGGCAGTCTAAAGCAGGTACTCCTAGCACTAGGTGAAGCGTTCGAACAAGACTCTATCATCTATGGAGCGGCCGGCGATGTCGGTGCCTTGATTGGCACCAATCACTGCCCAGAGGGATATCCAGGCTACCACAATGAGGTACCACAGGGCGGCGCGCTATTCGGCAAGTCTGGTGAGTTTATGAGCAGGGTTAAGGGTCGTCCATTCGTGTTTGCCGAGTCAGCCGAGATTATGGAGTATGGAGTGGCCAGATATCCTTCTGAGCTACGAGGACCACGTACCATTGGCACCAAGCCTTGGCAAGACCTAGAAATTTGACAGTAGTAGAATACGCCGAGGTTGACAATAAATGGCACCTGTGCTATAATATCTTTATACAGTTAGATAAAGGACTCGAAATGCGTACAAAAACACTTGCTCACGGTTTGAAGAATTCTCAAAAAGTTCGGGTGATTTTCAAAGGCGATGGTAGTGAAAACGACATCGGTGTGTATCTTACTGTCAAGCAAATGTCCGAGCAATTTGCTACTGTCAACGCCCGCACATTGGCTTGGGATGCATTGATGGAACTTGTTCGCAAGCGTTTTTTGGCACCTACTTTCAAAGAATCCGTCCCAACTGGCCTAAGTACTACCGTCCGCGGCAAACAAATTCAAGTTGACTTGATGTAAAAGGTTGACATTAAATGGATTTGGGTGTATAATACATCTATAGACAGTTAGATAACGGAGCACGAAATGACCAAGACTGAAGAAATGATTCTCTCTGAAATTGCAAAGCGTGGTTTCTTCAATATTGAAACCTGCTATGGTCGAGGTGCCGGTGGAGGTTATGGTATCCGTGCTCGCAATGCTATGTTCAAGTTGGAAAAGATTGGTCTGATCAAGATCACCCACCGTGAATCTTGGCAAGATTGCAATCGTGGTTACAGTCGAGGTGGGACAATTTTCCACGTGGAATTGACAAAAAACGCTTGACATTAAATGGATTTGGGTGTATAATACATCTATAGACAGTTAAACGACGGAGCACGAAATGTCTTTTGAAAAGAAAATCTACGATCTGATCGAACAAGTTATCCCGTGCACGGACGCAGAATTTAGCTTTGGGTCACTGTATGTTTTTGATCTTAGTGATGCTCAGGCCAATCTCCTGCTTACCAAACTGCGCGATTTCGTGTTGTGTGGCGTGCAGATGAGCGGACGCTTCGGCAACGAAATCGCATACGATTTTACTTGACATTAAATGGATTTGGGTGTATAATACATCTATAGACAGTTAGATAACGGAGCACGAAATGGCATACATCAATCAAGCAAGCAAGCAATCTTTGGCCCCCAAGATCAAGGCGATCTGTAAGAAATATGGTGTCAAGGCTACTCTTGCGATCCGCAATCATTCTACCCTGGTGTTGAATGTAAAATCAGGTGCTATCGATTTCATCGGTAACGGTAACGATACTTGCAGCAAGGATCCTTATCAAGCCGGTCGAGGGTTCGCGCCCAACACTTCGGGGTATGAACAGGTTAACCCCTATCACTATGGTAGTCACTACTCGGGCAAGGCCAAACAGTTCCTCACTGAGGCATTCGCAGTAATGAACACTGGAAATCACGACCACAGTGATATCCAAACGGATTACTTTAATGTGGGCTGGTATGTTGATGTCAACATCGGCAAGTGGAATCAACCCTATCAATTGGCGTGAAAAATATGTTTACTAAGTTTAAAGATTGGTTCGTTGGTAAGGGTCCGCTGTTTTGGCAAACAATCGGCTGGATCTTTCTGTGTGGTGTGGTTGGTAGTGTTTTTATTAAAGGAAATTAAAATGAACACTTATTGGGTTATGGTAAAGTTCAAGGATGAACCGGGCGCTGGTTTTGATCGTGCGTACATTCAGGCAGGTAATCCGTTCGCCGCGATCGCTATGGCAAAGGCAATGTATGGTCGCTTGCTGATGTCCGAATCAGCAAATCCAATGTGAATCTGACAACACAAACGGTTGACAATAATCTCCGAATGTGTTATCATTATGACTGTGCTGATGGCAGCACAGTTTTTATAAACTTAGCTACTATTTAAGGAAACAAAATGGCTAATCAAACGTTCAAAGTTGCAGGTATTACAGTAACGGCTAATCAAACGTTCAAAGTTGCAGGTATTACGGTTCACGGTGATGTTACTAAGGTCCGTTTTACGGATGACATGGTTCGTCGCATCAAGCAATTCACTAAGGGCAATGCTACTAGGTGTGACTTTGTTGAGTTGCCCAGTGAGATGACCAAGATTGAGGCTCTAAAATATCTTCAATCTCACGCTGACTTCCAATCAGTGTACGATCAAGCTACCCTAGCTGATGCGTTGGAAGATCGTCGCAAGGATGCTGGTAAAGGTACTGTGAAGGTTAAGACCCCTAAGGGCAAAGTGGCACCTAGTATTGCTAGTATCAAAGCCCGTGCCAAGAAGATCGTGCCTGAAGTTGAAGCTGTTCAGGTTCCGGAAGTGCCCGAAGGCTGGTCTCAGGTTACCGTATAATATTTGATGTGGCACTCTAGCTTAAATAATATAACCGCACGCCGGCTCTTTAATCCGGCCAATAAGAATGATCTTATTGAGTTGAAATATTTCACGCAGCATACTAAATGGCAGACTGGATGTCCGTTCTATTTAGAGCATCCTTGGGAAAATATCCCCGTGATGTGTAAGGATAAGTATGCTATGTATATGTTATCTAAGATGAAAGCCCCTTGAGGGGCTTTTTTTGTTTTTAAGCGCGGCGCGACTTGCTAATTAAAATGTAATTGAGCCAGTGCCAGTAAACTTATACACACGGTACCCACCAGCTACGGTAATGGTTGGTGAACCTGTGGTTGCTGTAGCTGCGGGGAATGTGTCTGCATATCTAATAATTACGATGCCGGAGCCTCCGGTGCCCGGGTTAAGGCTGTCCAGCATCGCCGCCGCCGCCGTAGTACCCGCCGCCGCCACCCGCACCGCCAGCAACAACCAGATATTCAACCGTAGGCGTAGAAGGAGCTTTCCTAGTTAAGAATGCATTGACTGCTGCAAACATTAGACCACTACCTGCTCTGATACAAACACTGTCCAAGTTTGTGTTTCTT